CAACACCACCCGTGAAGTGCTGCGGCGATCCATTGATGCGTTCTTCCGTGACGGGTTGAGCAAACAGCAGTTGGTTGATCTACTAACGCCGTCATTTGGACCCGTGCGAGCTGAAATGATAGCCGTGACAGAAGTTACGAGGGCGGCAACGGAAGGGGAGCGCGCAATGGCGGATTGGATAGAAAAGAACAATCCAAAATTGCGGCTTGTCCCGATATGGCAGACGGCGAATGATGATAGGGTATGCCCGTTTTGTTCACCGCGCCATAATCAACAAATAACAGACGGCATATTTCCTCCAGGACATGTACGCTGCCGCTGCTGGGTAACACGCGAGACACAAATAATAGAATGATAAGCATAAAGGTATCCGTATCGGGTGGTGAGGATTTAGCAGCAAAGTTTGCGGCGTTCAAACCCGCTGTTACCGCTGGCATCATGGGCGGTGCAAATCATGTGCGGAGTGTTATCGCCACATATCCAGCGGACAGCCGACCAACGCGCAAAGCCGTGTATGGCAGTACATTTGTCAGTGAAGCACAAAGAATAGGATTTTTTAAACGATTGCGAAGTGGGGCGATTTCTGTACCACGCGGTAGAACTGGTAATCTTGGCCGCGATTGGAGTGTGTCCGCCTTGACTTGGTTGTCCGCGAAGGTGGGTAATAATCGAGATTACGGTAAGTGGGTACAGAAACCAGAAAGTCAATCGCTATACCACGCTTTTCGAGGCTGGCAGACGACTGACCAGGTTGCGGACAACGAAAAGGCGGCTGTTGAGAATATCGTCAAGCGATCCATTGACGCGGCACTGGGGTCAAAATAATGCTATAATAGATACGTTCATCAGCTGAATATTGAAATGGGGCGCGGGGCATCACACCCACGCACGCAGCAGAGTTTACCGCCTGAATAGTAGTTCAGGCGGTTTTGCTTTAAGGGGACAAACTTATGGAAGGAAACAACAATACATTTCGGTTCAAGATACTGGGGGAAGTAAAGACTGGTATGCGTGTATCGCTTGCCAAAGCGAAATCACTGAAGCAATATGATGAATACGCTGGCATTGAGCTGCGCGTGCTGGGCGTTCCTTTTGGCGGTCCCGTTGAAGGGCGTGACGCGGACGGTGAGGCATTTACTTCCAAAACGGATATTTGGCTAAACGTAGGCGACACCGTACCCGTCACCTACATTCACGGCTTCGGACCGGACGAACCAGACGGCTGGCAGGAAACGCCCGTTGCCATTGGTAAAGCCAAATACACGGGGCAAGATGAACGCGGTCACTGGTTCGATGTTCGGCTGGATGAGAACGAACCGCTGGCAAAGCGCGTGTTGGATAACCCGGACGGCGCGCGAGCATCAAGCGGGGCGGTCAGCCACCTGGTACGCATGGAGCGCGGCGGCTTGATCGGGGTGTGGCCAGTCGGCGAACTGGCGGTATTCGACACGAACGAATGGAGACAACCAGCGAATGAATACGCTGTTGTTATGGCAAAGAGCGACGGAAAGGCAGAGGACGCGGCAGAGACCATCGAGGTAAAGACCGCGCCAGTCCCGGAAGAAGCGATTGCCGTCAAATCAAACATTATGGGGAAACAAAAAATGGAAGACGAAATCAAGAAAGAGGTCACCCCTGTTCCTGAAAAGGACGAGGTAGACATCAAACAAATCGCGGACATGGTTTTATCAGCCGTGCAGCCTTTGGCTGACGAGCTGGCAGAAATCAAGAAAGCGATCAACGAACCAGTGGAAGCCAAGAGCTTGCCCGTGTTCAACGTAAAGAAAGTCACTGACTTGGGATTTTCTGGCGATGCACGCAAGAGCTTCGTTCACTGGATCAAAACGGGCGATGAAGGCGCGGTAAAAGCGGCATTGCAAGGGCAGACTGATACCGAAGGCGGATACCTTGTTCCTGATGATTTCTATGCGGAAATCATCAGCAAGGTGAACGAAATCTCAATTCCACGTAAAGCTGGCGCTCGCATCATTCAAACCTCGCGTGACGTTGTAAAAGTGCCAGTTGAAGGCACACAGGCGAGCTTCACCATCGCGGCTGAAGAAGGTTCATACAGCGAAAGCGAACCGCAATTCAGCCAGGTTTCGATCACCATCCACAAAGCGACTATGCTTATCAAAATGTCAGAGGAATTAGCCGCTGATAACGCCACCAATTTGGATTCGTGGCTTGTAAAGATGGCATCTGAACGGCTTGGCGTGCATGAGAACGACATGGTTCTTTCAGGATCAGGATCGAGCGAGCCGCAGGGTATTCTGGTCGGTGGAACAGCAGGGTTGACTTTCGATGACACCAACACCATCGCCGCAGGGGAAATCCCTGAACTGTTTTACAAACTGGCAGAGCAGTACATGCCGAATGCGGTATGGACTTTGCAGTCAGCCACAATGGGTTATCTGATGGGCTTGACTGGAAACCAATTCCAGTTATTCAGCCCGCCTGCAGGTCCTGGTTCACCCTGGAATTTATGGGGACGCCCGGCATATCCGTCGGCCTACATGGAAGCGTACAGCACCACCGCGAAGAAATCACTGGCGGTTGGTGACTGGAACTTCTACGGCATGGCAGAACGCGCCGGATTAGTCGTAAGCCGCAACCCGTACCTGTATCAGGCTAACGGGCAAATCGGCTTATTCTTCCACAAACGCTGGGGTGGAGCGGTGCTGCAAGCGGCAGCTTTCCAGTATGGCACACAGGCTTAAGGCGGTGTGACTATGGATGAATTAGCGCGCAACATCAAAGTAGTTCCGGCAATCGTCCCCATTGAGGGGACGACCAACCACGCGCTGACCGCGACTGCGGTTAATGCGACAGGTTTTGATAAGGCGTTGTTTGTCATCGCAACCGGAGCGATGAGCGCAACCGCCGTTATGACCATGAAGGCTACACAATCAAGTGCAAGTGCTGGCACGTACAGCGTGATTACCAGCGCGCAATTGACCAACGTATCCAACACGGGGGCATCGAAAGTGTACTTGCTTGAAGTTCCCGTAGTGGCTGCCACCCCCTACCTAAAGTTGAGAGGGACGAGCGGAACTGCCCGCGTGACTGCGGGAGCCGTTGCTATTCTCTACGGTGGGAGCAACACAAAACCCGCATCTGCTGGGTATTCCCAGTACGTGCGCGTGTAACTTTTCGAGAAATGGGGCGGGTGCAATCCCGCCCCAGAAAGGCAATCATGCAAATCAAAATACTAAAAGACTTCATCGGCAACGTACAAGGCAGATCAATTCAATTCAAAGAAGGCGAAACCGCGCAGGTTGATGAAACATCAGCTGAACATTTTATACGCGGTCACTATGCCGAGAAGTTGGATAAACCTGCCGTCAAGGTAATTACCAAGAAAGCGGGTGAAACCATGAAGGTGAAATAATGACCATAACAAACGGGTATTGCACGCTTGCAGAACTAAAACAATTCCTGCTTGACCAGCATACCTATACCGCATCCACCATCGCGTTCAATGGTACAGCCAAAACCATTACAGACACTGCTTATGGATTGAAACGCTTTCAGGATGGCGATAACGTTGGCGCGCTGCTAAAAGTGAGTGGCGTGACAACCAATGCGGGCGTTTATACCACCACCGCTTGTGCGGCTGGCAGTATCACAGTCAGCGAAAGCCTTACAACAATGGCGGCTGGCGTTGCCACCACATTGAGCATGTACGGTATTGTTGAAGGGCAGGATAGCAACCTTGAGAACGCGGTTAATGCAGCGTCAAGGTGGATTGACGGCTATACCCAACGGCAGTTCTACACCGCAGCCGAGACCCGTTATTACACACCCGTTGCGATTGACGAAATCTATACTGATGACTTGCAATCCATTACCACGCTGAAAACGGATGCTGATGGCGATGGAACGTATGAAACCACATGGGCGACCACCGACTATAATCTGAAACCTTATAGCGGACTGCCTTACACCAGTATTGAAATCAAGTCGAATGGTTCAAAAGAATTCACCTGCTTACGCAAGGCGGTACAGATTGCAGGTACATTCGGTTATTGCACGCCCGCCAATTTACCAGTGGATATAAAGCAAGCCTGCTTGATACAAGCTGCAAGGCTGTTCAAGCGCAAGGATAGCGTGCTGGGCGTGGCAGGCACAAATCAATTCGGAACGCTATACCGCATGCCGGAAGCTGACCAGGACGTCAAGATGTTGATAGAGCGATACCGGAGGCGTATCTAATGGCACAGATACAGGACGCGATCAACGAGATCATGGACTTGGTGGGGGCGCTTTCGGGTATTAAAGCCGCGCCGGATTACCCGCATGAGGACGCAAGCGTTTTCCCTTTCGCGATTGCGTATGAAGGTGCTGGATCGTGGGAGTTCGGCGCGGCTGGGGGTAGTTACGGCGAGAAAAAAGCACTGCTATCCATCGTTATCGAATTACACGTTGCGCGTGTTGACCTACCGCGTGACGCGCAGAAAGCCGTATTTTATTCGGACGCAATCCCTAACGCCATTATGAAGGGCGTGCGCAACAACATGCTAAACAGCAAGATAGACACAATGGGCAGTATTGAAACGTCCGGGCTTATCGGAATGTCATACGGCAGCAAAGACATTAATACACTTGGCTATCGCTGCGGTTCCAGAAATATCCAAATCAGATCGGATATTACATGACCAAACCCTTGACCAAAGAGGAACAGGCGCGCAATCAATTCATCGAAAAGACATTGCAGACCCTTCCTATCGTTGCATGGCAG